GTACGGGAGCTTCCTTTGGCTTCACATTGGTGGCCGTAGGCTTTGTCGCGCTCTTTGGCTTCTGTGGCGCAACCGGGGCCTTTGGCGCAGACGCAACGGCCTTAGCTGGACCCGACGGCTTGATTGAAGCAGCGGACGACGTGGCGGAGACTGACTTTGTCCCCGCTGGAGTTGAGACGCTCTTGGTCGGCGCTGCCGCTTTGGGCGTTGCAGCCTTGGCAGGCGCTGCAGTCTTGGTCGCAGGAGCCGTAGACTTCGGCGCAGCTGACGTGGCCTTCGCCGCTGGCGTGGCCGAAACCTTGGCAGCTGTTGATGTGGGCGATACCGACTTAGTCCCGGCTGGGGTTGCAACGGACTTTGTGGCTGCAGGCTTTGCCGGAGTTGCTGGTTTGGCCGCGGAAGCCGCTGTCTTGGCGGGAGCGGCGGGTTTTGCCTGCATTACCGCCTTGGGCGCAGGCGCAGCCTGCTTGGTCGCTGCTGGCTTAACAGTCGGAGATACTGTCTTTGGAGCTGGCTTTGCTGCCGTCGCGGGCTTGGGAGTGGGCGCTGCTGGTTTGGGTGCAGGCTTTGGTGCCGCCGCAGCAGGCTTTGGCGCAGGCTTAGCAGCAGCCTTCACGGGAGCCGGAGCTGGCTTCGGAGCGGGCTTTGGAGCTGGGGCAGCTGCCTTAGGTGCTGGCTTCGGGGCTGGCTTTGGCGCAGCGGCGGCTGGCTTCGGAACGGGCCTCGGAGCGGGCTTAGGGGCCGGGGCTGCAGCCTTGGGCGCGGGCTTCGGAGCAGGCTTCGGAGCAGGTTTCGGGGCAGGCTTGGGAGCGGCAGCGGCTGGTTTAGGAGCTGGCTTGGGGGCTGGCTTTTGAGCAGCGGCAACTGGTTTTGGCGCAGGCTTGGGCGCAGGCTTGGGCGCGGGCTTAGGAGTTGGCTTAGGAGCAGACGCCTTGGGCGCAGGCTTTGAGACGCCCTTCGCTGGAGCGGATGGCTTTGATGGGGCCTTGGACGCTGTCTTAGAGACAGAGCCGCCAGTGGCCATTCTCCTGAATCCATACATCAGTACATCTTCCCTTTGGTTTTGCCCTTCATGCAGCAGCCGTCACCACGGCCAACCTTCCCGCCCTTGCCCATGCGGACAACGGGCTTGGCCATGTTTTGCATCGCCATGCGGCGTTCTGCACCCGGCATACCAGCGGCGCGAGACGCCGGAGCGGTCGCGATCTGCTTGCCCATATCCATGCGTCCCATCATTTCTTCGTCCCCTTCTTTGCCACACCCTTGATGGTGCCCTTGTTCTCTGCGGCATAGAATACGCGCTCTCCGCGCTCCTTGCCATACTGCTTGGCCATCGCGGCCTTAATCTTCTTGCCCTTGGCGTTCAGTGGCATGGTGCGCTCACTTCTTCTTCTTGCCCTTGGCGAGCGCCATGCGGTCTCGCTCCATTCTGTCATACATCTTCACGGTGCTGCTAGTCTTTGCCTCTTTGGGGCCAACAATATTCTTGATCAGGCGAGACTCCTGTGCCCACCCGGCTGCAGCCAGATTGTTGGTCAGAGCGGAGTTGGACCCCGGCTTGTTAAACGCAGACTTCTGCGCTTTGTTCAGATTGTCTCGACGCTCACCAGAGGTGCTGCCGCGCACATACTGCTGCGCCCCGGCAGATGTCGTGTACGTCTTCTTAGGCTTTGATGGAGCCTTGTTGACGGTGGTCGCGGTGCGTCCGGTCTTGCCCTTCATGGGGTCCTCCTAACATTTCCATGCTCGCAGGCTCTTATTGATCCTGCTGTTGGGGTCATTGGCCGTCTTGGCCGACGTGAGCTTCTTCTTCATGCCCGTCATTCTAGCGCAGAAGCTGTCACGGCGCGAGCCACCCTCTGGCTGTGGGGCTTTCAACCCCGGTTTCCCGGGATTGGCCTTGTTGTAGCTGGCGCGACCCTTGGCGTTCAGACCGCCTTTCGGGCTCTTGCCTTCCTTGCGGGTCCACGCTGGTGTCTTTGCCATCACATCATCCGTAGTAGATGTTGATAGAGCTCAGTCCAGAGGCGTAGACGTAAATGCCGATGTTTGCCATCATGCCGTCCCCGGGAACGGAAAACCCGTTGAAGAAGATATCCGTCGCAGAGGTGTGGTAGGTGGCAAGCCACCCTGCGTTATAGCCGCCCTTGGTGCTACGGACGTACCTGCAGACAGTGCTGGTGGCGATGGTCCCACTGTTGATGTCTGTGATGGTGAAGGTGTCCGTTCCAGTAACGGTGATCGGATAGTTGCCCGGGGTCGCGATGACGCCGCTGGCCTCTTGATAAGAGATGCCAACGATGTCACCAGTTTTAAGCCCGTGGGCGCTCTTGGTCACGGGCACGACATCAGTGTCCCAGACCTCAAGCAGACCACCCTCGCTCCCGCCGACAACGTCGAGCGCCTTAACGCGGGCCCTGTTCTTGAAGATGAAGCCACTGCTGTGCAGGTGGCCGCTGCGTACCTCTGTCCCAGCCATGATGCTGTGCTCCTATTAGGCGTCGTAGCCGAAGATTTCGATCAGCAGACGGCCTGCGGTATAGGCCGCGTTCGCCGTGCCCTGACCAACGAGATAGAGGTACTGGTTGGCCGCGATGTCGGTGCCAAAGACAGCCGATCCCAGAGCCAGAGTGCCGGAGTTGATGATCTGGGTCTCGGTCAGGGTCGAGATTGCGACGTCCTCAACACCCGTGCCTTCGGTAGCCGAGTACAGGTCGATGTCGGTGTCGCCACCAGCCGGGAGTTCATAGCATGTCATGCGGACACCGAACACGGTGCCGTTGTCGGCAGTCGTGACCTGAGCAATGTAAGCCACGCCCGCACCGTTAGTACCAATGATGTCGCCAGCGGTGCCGCCAGACTGCAGGCCCGTAAGATCGATCATGATCGAGGTGGTCACAATGCCGTTGTTGCGAGCAACAGAGGTCTCGTAGACCGTGCCCGTACCAGCGGTGATGCCAACACCTGCGGGGTTTGCGATGCCGAACCCGAACGAGCCAGTGAGGGTCTCCGCCCCAGTGGTGGCATTGGTGGAGATAGTCTGAAATCCGTTCTGAGAGCGAACGGGACCCGAAAAGGTCGTATTGGCCATAGTAGTACCCCTTGCACAAGGATTCGCCGCGCAGTCTGTGCATCGTCAGGTCGGGCGTCCTGTCTGCGTGGCTGATGTTACCCTGCGATCAGTGTACATCATGGGGCAAAAAGTTCCAATGAACTTTTGAAAGCAAAGGGGGCAGCCGAAGCCGCCCACTCCACAACGGTGTCCGTTCGCTTACGCGCCCGGGCAGCCGTAGATACCCAGCGGGTCCGAGACGCCGAACGAGTAGCGCTCGCGGGCCTTGTAGCGGACGTTGCCAGTGTCGAAATCGCCGTCCATCGACTGCGACATCGCGGTACGGACGAAGTGCTTCATGCCGTTCGGGATGTCGGTGGTGATGTACCACGAGTCAGCGTCCGTGAGGTAGTGGTTCACACGGTAGCCTTGCGGGATCGAGCCATTCGACTTGAGGGCGTTGAGGTCGTTGTCAGCGGTGCCGACGCGGAGCTCAGTTTCCAGCAAGCGAGTAGCCACGAACATCAGACCCGGCGGAACGATCAGCTTGCGCGGGCGGGCTGCGATCAGCAGGCCACGTTCGTCCTTGAACGCAGCGATGTCGATAACAGCCTGCTCGAGGGCAGTCTCGTTCAGGTCAACATCGACCGCGGGGCGGTTCGAGTTGTTGCCACCAGCCACCGTCGGGTGGGCGGTGTTGAACAGGGTCACACCGTCGCCCGACTGGAACGTGGTGAAGCCAGTGTTCAGCAGCGAAGCTGCCTTGACCTGCTTGGTGTACGCCATGGCGCGAGCGAGCGCCTTGGTGTAGCGAGCCGACAGCGAGTCGTACAGGTTGTCTTCCATGGCTTCCTCGGTGATCGAGAAGCCCATGGCCACCGTCTCGTGGTTGTAACGAGCGGTGAACGATTCCTGTGCGTTGTCGTACGAGATGGCGGAACCTTCCGGCTTCACCGGGGCTGCGCCAAAACCGGACAATTTGACTTCTTCTTCGAAGCTACGCTCCGAATTTTCAGTCTCGTAAATCTCGGAATGCTCGTTTTCGTACTTGGCGTACTCAAGACCGAACAGGGCGTTGAGGCCCGGAAGCAGTTCTTTGAGGGCCTGTGCGCGTGAAATAGCCATTGGTCAGCCCTCCTTAGACGCCAACCGCAGCGGTCAGCTGCGTGTAGTTGAGTTTCACGACCAGCAGCGGGAACGTCGTGCCAGCTTCGCCACCGCGGGGGCCACCGACGTAATCGATGATTCGCAGCGGGAGGTTGGCGTCAGTGCCGATGGTGGACGCATCGAGCGCGACACGCGAGGCTTTGAACGTGGTGTTCACTGCGCCCTGAACAATAGCAGCGTTCTTGCCGTAGATGTCCAGAGAGTTGGTGATAGCCTCGTCAGCCTGCACGACGTACAGGGCCTGCGGGTCATCCACGACGAACGCGAGCGCGTCCGAAGCAACGGTGCCAGTCGGCCACATGTTGCTGAACGTGATCTGCCCAGTCGAGGGATCGGTGTACGAGCAGCCGACGAACACGCCAAGCATGGCAATGTCAGTCGAGGTGTCGCCAGTGGCGGTCTGCTTGGTGATCGTCGTCGAGGTGCCATTGTCAACGAGGTTGACGATGTCGCCAGCGGCGATGTTGACGGCGAGGCCCGACGCGATGGGGTACTGGCGGAAAACCTCCAGCGAGCCATTGTCGAGACGGCCAGTCACACGCAGACCGAAGGGTGCATTTACGGAACCCATTGGTTCTCTCCTTCAGTGGTCGGAGGGGTCTAACCCCGTCCGAACGTGGTTTTTGTAGAACGCTCGGGCCGAAGCACGGGCATTCGGGGATCGCTCTCGCGGAGGTAGCTACGGTCAACAGCGTCCATCTGGGCTTGAGCCTGATCTAGCTGTCCAACAATACGTTCGTCCGCGAACTCTGATGGGATGCTGCAGAGCAACAGACCGCCAACTTCTACGTTCTCAGGGAACCGAGAGTTGTGATCCGAAAGCACACGCAGTTCGGGGAAGTCGCTTGCCAAGCACGGGGTGTAACCCTCGCGGAATCGGCTAGAGACGTTCTTGTTATCCTCGTTGCCCAGCGTTGAGGTGCGAACCCAACGGAACTTTAGGCCGTCACGGGGTTCGGGGGTAGGGAGGAGTGATTGACGCTGCCATCCTTTGCGACGTTCTCCGCCTTCACGAGTAGTGAGCGCTCTGGGGGTACGGTCAGCCATTGGATGCATCCTTCATGATTTGCGCCGCGTATTGCTGATTGGACAGCCCAAGGCGCTTGGCGAGAGCGACCTGAGAGGAGGTGAGAACCACTTTGCGCGGTGTTTGACCGGACGCACGTCCTGTCGGGGCCACCACGTTGCCAGCCTGCCGTCGCTGTGGTTTCACCTCTTCTGAGGCATCGGCAAACCGTTCTGGGAAAGCGCGGCGAACCGCACTGTCAATCTGAGAATAATACTGATCCGTATCTGGCGCAACTCCCGAGCGAACCAATTTCTCGTGGGTGCCCATCGCGAGCGCAGTGATGTCCTCATCACCGCTACGCATGAACCAATCGTTCTTCTTTGCCCATTCCTGAGCGCGAGAGCTTGGGGCTGGTACCGTTGGCCTCTTCGGCTGTGGTGCCTGCGCCTGCTGCGGGGCTGGACGCGATGGAGGCTTGTAAGAGCTGAGGCGATATTCCTCGTTCTTGAGCTCCGTCAGCTTGGATTGGGCCTCCGACATGGCGTCGGCATCACCCATCTCATAGGCAGCCTTGAAGTCAGCCTTCACCTTGTCGAGCTGCATGCCGAGGCGCTGTCGGGCCTGATTTACAAGGACACCCTCTCCCTCTTCCAGCATGCGCTGAAGGCGAACCTTCTCCTCGTACTCACGCTGAGCGAATGAGATTGCCTCATCACGGAGACGTGCTGCCTCCTCCTTGGAGCGGCGCTCCTCGTGAAACTCATACTTGAGCTTCTTGATGCGCTTCTGCACGGACTCAGAGTACGAGGCGATCTCGTCCTCCTCTGGGATTTCCGGCTCTGCGCCCTCCGGCCTGCGGGCTTTGTCGCGGTCTGGCTCTGGGGTATCGTCGATAATCTCGAGCTCGAACTCGTCGTCCTCTTCGATCTTTTCAGCTTGCGTGTTCATTCTGCAGTCCTCCGGTCTTCAACGAAAATTCCAATCATGCTCGGCTGTACCCACGCGGGTCCTCAACGACAGCCTCTACGGTGTCGTCGTTGATGAGTCGAAACTCCTTGCCGTGCACCTTGAAGCGTGTGCCGGAGTAAGAGCGGAAGATGACGAAGTCGCCCTCTTTGCACCAAGGACCAGTGGGGAAGCGCACCGGGTCGGCGTATGCTTCGCTGCCAACCTTGATGACGTAGCCCACGAGGGACGCCGTCTCCTCGGCGTTCCTGAGCTGATCCGGGATGAATACCCCGCCCTCTGTTTTTTGACTTACCTCAGGGATCGCAATGAGAATGCGGTAGCCCTTGGGTTCCGGGAGCTTGGCGAGAACGTCATCGCCCCCTATGGTTTTGTCGGTATACATCGTTTCTCCAGCAGTGGTTTTGAGGCCCACCGTAGCCTGTTGCTCTAGCCCGACGCCGCCACCCTAGAACATCGAGGTTTAACTTTCAATAAACCTTTGCTCGATGTCCTTTATGTCCTGCTCCACCTTCTGGAGCGAGGAGTACTCACCGACGGCGCGGCAGTAGTCCTCGTAGGACTTGGCCCCGCCGCTCGCCAGAAAAAGCTCAATTGAACTTTTCTTGTCCTCAATGCTCGAAAGCAGGGTTGGAACGATGTCGATGTCCATCACTGGCCACCCCCACCCTTGGAGAGCTCCTTGGCGATATCGATGCCAAGGCGAACGCCCTCGGTCTTGTCCTTGTGCTTCGCGTCCTCGATCTGAGACGCAATGCGGACACCGATACGGGCACCCTCCCTGCGGTCCTCA